ATGGACAACGACAAAATTGATCAACACAGCGACGAAATTGAAGTTGAGAGCGAAGAAAAAGAGCGCGGCAAAAAAATAGAAATAGATGAAGACCGACTCCCCTCCCGGGCGATGGCAATTCATGAGCATATCCGCCAGGATGGTGAAAAAGAGCTGGAACGCGACGCAATGGCGCTACTGTGGTCAGCCATTGCGGCGGGTCTGTCGATGGGCGCTTCGTTACTGGCAAAAGGGATATTTCAAGTCGAACTGGAAGGTGTGCCGGGCAGCTTCTTGCTGGAGAATCTCGGTTATACCTTTGGTTTTATTATCGTCATTATGGCCCGCCAGCAATTATTTACCGAAAATACCGTGACTGCGGTACTACCCGTCATGCAAAAACCGACAATGAGCAACGTCGGCTTACTTATACGGTTATGGGGCGTCGTGCTGCTGGGTAATATTCTCGGGACAGGTATTGCGGCGTGGGCATTTGAATATATGCCTATCTTCAATGAAGAAACTCGCGATGCATTTGTCAAAATCGGCATGGATGTGATGAAGAACACCCCCAGCGAGATGTTTGCCAACGCGATCATTTCCGGCTGGCTGATCGCCACTATGGTTTGGATGTTTCCTGCAGCGGGTGCGGCAAAGATTGTGGTGATTATATTGATGACCTGGCTTATTGCCCTGGGTGACACCACCCATATCGTGGTCGGTTCTGTTGAAATCCTCTATCTGGTGTTTAACGGTACGCTGCACTGGAGCGATTTCATCTGGCCCTTCGCACTACCTACTTTAGCGGGGAACATCTGCGGCGGCACCTTTATCTTCGCGTTAATGAGTCATGCACAGATTCGTAACGACATGAGCAATAAGCGTAAAGCAGAAGCACGCCAAAAAGCAGAACGTGCGGAAAACATTAAGAAAAATTATAAAAACCCGGCATAAATGGCGAGGGTTTAAGCAATCGAGCGGCAGCGTACTTACCCCGCACTCCATTAGCGGGTATACTCATGCCGCATTGTCCTCTTAGTTAAATGGATATAACGAGCCCCTCCTAAGGGCTAATTGCAGGTTCGATTCCTGCAGGGGACACCATTTATCAGTTCGCTCCCATCCGTACCAGTCCGCAAAATCCCCTGAATATCAAGCCTTCCGTATATTCACGGTTCGTCATGGTTCGCGTCAGATCGTTGACAGCCGCACTCCATGACGGGTAAAAAGTGGATAAAATAATTTTACCCACCGGATTTTTACCCATGCTCACCGTTAAGCAGATTGAAGCAGCAAAGCCGAAAGAAAAACCATACCGCCTTCTCGATGGTAATGGCCTGTACCTTTATGTCCCTGTATCAGGGAAAAAGGTCTGGCAGCTTCGCTACAAGATTGACGGTAAGGAGAAAATCCTGACCGTCGGAAAATATCCGCTTATGACTTTGCAGGAGGCAAGGGATAAAGCATGGACTGCGAGGAAAGACATCTCGGTTGGCATCGATCCGGTAAAAGCGAAAAAGGCCTCGTCTAACAACAATTCCTTTAGTGCGATTTACAAGGAATGGTACGAGCACAAGAAGCAAGTCTGGTCAGTAGGCTATGCGACTGAACTTGCAAAAATGTTTGATGACGACATTTTACCTATCATCGGCGGCCTTGAAATTCAGGATATTGAGCCGATGCAACTGCTGGAAGTAATCCGCAGATTTGAAGATCGCGGTGCAATGGAGCGAGCAAATAAAGCCCGCAGAAGATGCGGCGAGGTTTTCCGTTACGCTATTGTCACTGGTAGGGCTAAATATAACCCGGCACCTGACCTTGCTGACGCCATGAAGGGATACCGCAAGAAAAACTTCCCGTTTCTTCCTGCAGACCAGATCCCGGCATTTAACAAAGCACTGGCAACATTTTCAGGAAGCATCGTATCGCTCATTGCGACCAAAGTTTTACGCTACACAGCCCTCAGGACAAAAGAGCTTCGTTCCATGCTATGGAAGAACGTCGATTTTGAAAACAGGATTATCACCATCGACGCCAATGTGATGAAGGGACGCAAAATTCATGTGGTTCCTATGTCAGACCAGGTAGTTGAACTTCTCACTACGCTAAGCTCAATCACCAAACCAGTCTCAGAGTTTGTTTTTGCCGGGCGCAACGATAAGAAGAAGCCAATCTGCGAGAACGCGGTATTGCTTGTGATCAAACAAATCGGCTATGAAGGTCTGGAAAGCGGTCACGGATTCAGGCATGAATTCAGCACGATTATGAACGAGCACGAATGGCCTGCTGATGCTATTGAAGTGCAACTGGCACATGCCAACGGCGGATCTGTACGTGGAATTTACAACCATGCTCAGTATCTCGATAAGCGCAGAGAAATGATGCAGTGGTGGGCGGACTGGATTGATGAAAAGGTGGAGTGAGGAAACTTAAACACCATCGGATAGCACAAAGCCTTGCAATCCAGTGCAAAGCTTTGTGTGTCTCAGTGTTGTCTCATCAACCACAGCAAGTATCGATCGATTGAGACTTGGATGATAGACTTCATGCCTTTGATTATTAGCTGATAGAAGAAATGTTAAAACTATTTGCAAAGTACACCTCTATTGGCGTGCTGAACACCCTTATACACTGGGTGGTTTTTGGTGTATGTATCTATGCCGCGCATACCAATCAGGCTCTGGCAAACTTCGCAGGTTTTGTTGTGGCTGTGAGTTTTAGCTTCTTCGCGAATGCAAAATTCACATTCAAAGCATCAACTACAACGATGCGCTACATGTTATATGTCGGGTTCATGGGAACACTGAGTGCTACTGTTGGATGGGCTGCTGATAGATGTTCACTTCCTCCAATTGTCACTCTTGTCACCTTCTCCGCCATCAGCCTGGTGTGCGGTTTCGTCTATTCAAAGTTCATTGTCTTTAGGGATGCGAAATGAAGATATCTCTGGTCGTTCCTGTCTTCAATGAAGAAGAAGCGATACCAATTTTTTATAAAACGGTACGTGAATTCGAAGAATTGAAGTCATATGAAGTGGAAATTGTTTTCATAAATGACGGCAGCAAAGACGCTACGGAGTCAATTATTAATGCTCTGGCTGTTTCAGATCCTCTAGTTGTTCCGCTGTCATTTACACGCAACTTTGGTAAAGAACCAGCATTGTTTGCAGGGTTAGACCATGCAACTGGGGATGCTATAATCCCAATTGATGTTGACCTGCAAGACCCGATTGAGGTTATTCCTCATCTTATTGAAAAGTGGCAGGCAGGTGCTGATATGGTGCTTGCTAAACGATCTGACCGCTCAACGGATGGCAGACTGAAGAGGAAAACCGCCGAGTGGTTCTATAAGCTGCATAACAAAATCAGCAACCCGCAGATCGAGGAAAATGTTGGAGATTTCAGGCTAATGTCTCGCGAGGTGGTAGAAAACATTAAGCTCATGCCTGAGCGCAACCTTTTCATGAAGGGTGTTTTGAGTTGGGTTGGTGGTCGCACTGATATCGTTGATTATGCCCGCGCAGAACGTGTTGCTGGCAGTACCAAGTTCAACGGATGGAAGTTGTGGAATCTTGCTCTTGAGGGAATTACGAGCTTCTCGACTTTTCCGCTACGTATGTGGACTTACATCGGCCTTCTCGTCGCTGGCTTAGCATTTACATATGGCGCATGGATGATTCTGGACACTCTGGCGTTTGGAAACCCGGTTAGAGGTTATCCATCCCTGCTGGTATCGATACTTTTCTTGGGCGGGATTCAGTTGATCGGTATAGGGGTACTTGGTGAATACATCGGAAGGATTTATATCGAGGTTAAACAGCGTCCAAGATATATTTTAAAGGGTAAGAATAAAAATGATTAACAACTCAAAACGTTACTCGTATGTTATTTTTATATTTATATTGCCAATTATCCTAGCAAATCAATTTTATGTTGATGATATTGGGCGAACGACTGTTGGTTATACTAAATGGGGTGTGGACGGGAGGCCTGTAGCTGATATAGTAATGTCAGTTCTCAATCTTAGCTCCAGAATCGTCGATCTTGCACCTCTACCAATCATTCTTGCTTCTGTGCTGCTTGCAATATCTTTTGCATGTTACAGAAAGAGGTTTCTTGATGGGGGAAAATGGAGCTTTATTATACCTCTGGCATTCATGGCGAATCCAGCTATTATATCAATGTTCTCTTATCGGTTTGATGTTTTAACTTTCAGTTTCTCCATTGCATCTGCATTTGCTCTCTTTGCAATTAAGTGCAAAAGACTGGCTCATGAATTAATAATAGGCACCGCATTTGTAGTGATAGTGCTTGGCACTTATCAGGCAGTCATTAATGTCGTTGCGATTTTATTAATATGTGAAGTAATAGTTAACATGGCCAGATTTACTGACCCGCAGTTAATACTTAAAAGGGTTGCATTACGTATAATGCAGGTTTTAGTAGGTGGTGTGATATACGTGAAATTCATATTACCCATAACTTTTAGCGGGCATTATTCATCTAATCACCCAAGAATATCAAATGATATATTTGGTGCACTAAAGAATAACAGCTTAAAGTATTACGATTTTGCTTCTACAAATTTTTACAGGGTTATCGGTGGTGAATTATTACTCCTGTCAGCTTTAGCTTGCATTATTATGACGGCGTTTCTGAGTTACAAATACGTTAAATGTAAAGGCCTAAACTGGAAAGTATTTAACGTTATAACTGGAGCGATACTCGCAACAGCAATCGCTATGCCAATGACTATGGGGGCATTGCTGGTTCTCGCCAACCCATTGGGAGGAGTTCACTTATACATGTCGGTTGGAGTTTTTTATGTCCTCATGAGTACATTGCTATATTATTGCTTTAAAGAACATAGATACGTAACATCAATTACATTAATACCCGTATTGTATTCTATGATTTTAATGTATGCATACGGAAATGCTTTGAAGGCTCAGGAAAGGATAAATAAAGTAGTTCTTTCTGAAATTATGCAATCCATTCGCGACGCTGGTAGTGATAATGTTAGCATTGTGTTTACCGGCACAGCACCAAGATCCGAAGCTGTAAAAAATGCAGCATTAAACTTTCCTTTGATAAACTATTCAGTCACAGATTACTTCTGGAACTGGTATTGGGGAAGTGCGTACATGTCATTTAATGGGATAAAGAATACATACATGCCAGCAAACAAGGCTAAAAATTACATTTCTCATAAATGTGAAGGTAACCTATCCTTTCAGGGGCAATGGCTAAATTCCTATATCAAGGATAGCGTTTTGATTGTTGATTTTGATAAAAAATCCTGCCAATAAAGTCTATTGGCAGGGGTTTCCCGGCCTAAAATCCATCAATAGGTATAAATAGGTTGATCTTCTACAGGAACGCACTTCATTCTGAAGAATGAATAATAACCTGAATTACCTGTGAAAGTAAGAGTTAATGTGCTACCAGTGAATGTTGCTGTGGGTGCTGGTATTAATGTGGTCCCAGCCTTCGAGCGTCCCTGGTAGCCAGTAACAGTTGTTGTTGTTCCTACCAACACTGTAAATCTTAAATCCTGCTGTACAGTGGATGCGGTGTTTCTCATCAAAAGCCTAACGCTATACTCACCTCCATCTGCAATATTTCCAATCTGGATACTAAAGCTCACTGTACCATTTGCAGTTACAGCAGGAGTTCGCATTGTATACTGGTCTAGCAATCCAACAAATTGAACTGTAAAAAGCCTCTGCGCTGAAAGTGTAGTCGATAAGCTATCTGTGATAGGGTGTTGGTTTTTTATGACAATATTGTAGGAGCCATATCCTAAATCTTTAGTAAGATTCTGGAATTTTGTTACCACTCTTGGATTTTCAATTATCACTCGTGATCTTTCAGATGGGAGGTATTCTCCTGAAGTAGTGTCAAAAACATTCCCTGACTGCACCGCCAGATCTTTAATGTCGTGATTAAAGTATGTCCCTGTTGAATAAAACTCTGAGGCAACACCATGCACAAAAACACGATGCCCTGTCTCGCTTGCAGGTACTCCAATCCATTCTGTATACCCACCAAACATATTAACATTGCCGCAATAAAAAAGAGCAAACTCTCTGTTGTACCCTTCTATTGTTACGCCATACAGATTTATATCAAAACTGTTATATGCATACATGAAAGTAGTTACATAAGCAATGTTTGGCTTGTTAGTTTCATCTATCGCTCGATGAAACCACTGTTCAGTCCCCATAGAATAAAGTTGTGCAGTATTTCCTGTATAATAGCCGCCTACTATGCGAAGCGATGTAATTTGATAAGGCAAAATTGTGGCGTACTTCGCGCCATATGAGAAGCAATTATCAAGCATCACATCCCACGAACCATTTACCCAGAAACTTACTTTACAGGAGTAGACTGCAACACCTTTGAGAGTGGAGCATGGAACTCGCCAGATACGTACTCCGCACTGTTGATCTGCATTTCCAACAAAAACTATGTTCTCAATGTAGGTCCCATAGTATCCCTGACTTTCCGTTCTGCCGTAAACCATCTCGTTTGTATTAGTGTATCTGGATGTGCCGTCTGTCAACCACGGGGCGGTATCATACATAATTTTCATGAGATCCATTGTGGGCATTGCGACAATAACAGAACACCCAGACCTAGAATATCTGAACCCTGGAGTGCCGCCAATTCCCAGCACCCTGACATTGGGAGAGCCGTATATAGTGTCATTAATATAAAACTGCCCTGCTGGCAACACAATATCTCCACCCTGATGAGAATCATATGAGGAATCAAGATAAGGATTCAAATATAAAATAGCCGCATTGATAGCTGGCGCGCAGTCGAAAGTACTATCGTTAATTTTTGCCCCAAACTCCAACGGACTCACCGTCCTTGCGACATACGCAGAGGATATCTCTCGCTTCCAGCGTCCTGTTCCAGTATTGCCAGTTGGGTTAATGGTATAGCCACCGTCATCAGTATCAGTGCTAGTTGAATTCCAGCGGAAATATCCTCCGCCATAACCAGCTCCAAGGTGATAAGAATCAACATAGACTCTTCCATTTTCCTTAACTGATGAGTATGCAGTAAATGCTCGTAGATCTGCTATTGATGAGAATGTACCAAATAATGCATAAGAATCAGGCGCAGACATCTTGGCAAGCCATTCTGCAGAAAACTGATCCGGGTCATACTTCAGCACATTAGGAAAATAGAACTGCTGCACACCGTATGCATCATAAACAGCCATCGAATGGCCTTGCACAGTTACGAACTTGGCAATCTGTCCGTTATATACCGGGTAACCAGCCGCATTAATGATGATTGGTTGCGAAACAGGAACGTGAGAACCGTCTTCGTTCTCCACATAAACCTGAATCTGGTTTTCAGGATTTACCGGGTCAGTGTCAATTTTACCGATATAAATTTTGCCATTGGCTACGGCTTTAAAAGAATGAGCCATGGTGAAGAGTTGCGAAGGCATGCTGACCACAACATTTGCGGTGATATCTGACATTTCATTGCTCCAGACGAATGATATGATGCAACCATGATGTGATTGCATACCGAAATGGTACTATTGAGTATTTATCCAGTAGGTTACGATGCCATTCCACCCAACTGGTGAGGCATCAAGGATGTACAGCAAATACGACGAGGCGCAGTTTCACTTGAGACTTCCGCATGAACTCCACGCGAAAATTAAGCAGCGTGCGAAGATGAATAACAGGTCGCTGAACTCAGAGATAATTGCAGCGATTGAAGAATCATTGGCTAAACAAAGCTCTGCATCTGTTTACATTGACGATGCAGAGCGTATGGCAGAACAACAATCTGATATGGTTAAGAAAATTGTCTTTGATACGCTCAAGGAGCTATATAAAAAAGACAGCAGCTAACCATCAGTTACGGAGGATTTATGCAAAGAGATATGCTGAATATTGCGTTCTACATATTTGGTTTTTGCACGTTCCTGGTGTTTGAAAAGCTATTCTGAAAACGCATCAGACTTAGCCCCCTGCGTCATAGCGTTAATTGCCTTTTGTGCCTGCTGCATGGCTTTCTCAAACGCTGTTGATCCGCGTGGGGTGTTTGCCATTCGGAGCATTGCATTTCTGAATGGCTCGCTCTCATAGGCGCGAGTAAGAAGTCCGTAGCTTACTGCTGCGCCAGTTGTCGCCGGGTTCATTGCCGTCCCATACCCAATAATGAACGGGATAGTTTGCTGCCCTGTGGGTGTTGTTACTGCCGCTTTTGCAGCCTGCTGCGTGGATTGCAGGTAGTTTTTTAATCCTTTCAGATAAGCAGCGTCCTGCCCCTTAAATGTGATGCCAGTCTGGTTTTGCAGGATGTTAAGCTGCCGAAGGAACTGGTCAGGGGATCTGCCAGATTTCTCCATCGCCTTTCCAATGATGCCATTGCGCATTTGCGCCCTGCCAACACGACCAACTGAGTTATACAGCGTCTTAATTTCCGATTTGTTCTTGCTGAATAGCATGTTGTTGACAACTTCCGGCGTCAGGTCTCCTTTCATGAGAACATTCTTCAGCCTGGTATTCTTTAGTTTCGCCGCTTCGTCAGCGTAGACGGCATTGGCCTGCTGATATTTACGGAGAGTATCGTTGCCAAGATTCTGACCAATGGCACCATTGATATCGTCGGTCATCGCCTTGTAAACACGTTGAATGGCGGCATCGGAACGGTTTGGTAACACTGGTCGCTCCCCCTTCACGTCCATTCTGAACTGGCTGCGCAGATCGCTTAATTGCTTCAAATCCAGATTAACCGGACCATCAGGGCCAGCATTGCGAACAAGCTCATCACGATATGACTGAAGTTTTGAAATTGTCTCGTTATCAGCTACCTTACCAAGCTTCTGCAGATTAGATATTTCTGTATCAATCTGCTGAATTGCTCGCGCAGGCTGAATGTTTACTCCAGCCATAGCATTCTGAACCTGCTCCAGTCGATTACCGGCGGCACGACGAATTCCTGATGTTTTCGCTTTAAGGCTGTCAATAACAACAGCTGGATCATACTCACCGAATTTATCAGCAAATCTCTGCACCAACTGGCTTCTCGCTTCCTGTTGCGTTGCTCTCATTCCGCTTGTGCCAGCCAGGGGGATATTTTCTGCTGTAGTCTGCGCCATTTTCCCGACGCGGGAAGTAGGCTGTAACAGGTCTGTGGTGTGCAGAGGAACTCCTTCACGCTCTGCAAATCTGATAGCCTGCTGCGCTTCTGGCGCAATAGCACCACGAACGCCACGATAAGCAGCACCTAATCCACGTCCGGCAGCGTTAATAGCACCGCCAGCCAGCACACCAACGCCTAAATCGGTGGCGAGTGCTTCCGCATCATCTTTCGCACTATTTGCAGCAAGTGATCCAACTGCGTTTTCTGCGAGAAGTCGTGTTGCCCCCTGAGCAATTCGACCAGCAAGTGTTGGTGCCTGTGTTGCTGCTCTCTCAACGCCAGCAGGAGTGAGGTAAGGCAATGCTTCAGCAAATACCCTGCCCTCTGTCGTTTGTGGAGTCAGCGCGCCTTGCTGAAGGCCAAAGTCCTGCTCTAACCCCTGCGTTGTTACTCGTGGCGCTGGTTGATATGTACCATCGCCAATACCGAGTTTACCGCCAGCCCAAGCCGCCGCGCTTGTTACAGCATCGGCAACTGATGCAGGTATGTTTGCCACGTTTACGCCAGCCTGCACCAGTCCGCGACCAGTTTCTTTCACGGCTTCACCAAGATCAGACATAAATCCAGTTTGCTGTGGTTGTTGCTGTGCTTCTGGTTGTTGTGTCTCCACTGGCTGCACAGATGGCAATGGATAGGCAGCATAGAAAGCTTGCTTAGCCTGCTCTGCATTTTCTCCGGCTTGCGGGGCCACGACTTCATTGAAGTATTGCTCCTGAGCCTGCGCTTTTTGTTCTGGTGCTAACGCCTGATACTGTGGAGAGGCGATAACATCTTTCCATGCTTTAGCCATTAATCACCCCATAGTGAAGAAAAGTTACTGCTGGCTGCTGGCTGTGATACCTGTGCAGGTTGAGATTGCTGCCGCTGAGATTTACCAACATTAACGTTATATTGTTGATTGTAATTGTTGGTGTATTCCTGAATCTCACGAATCGACTGCTGCATAGCCTCCGGGCTTGAATAGTCAACCTGCGGCATCCCCTGAAAATACATCTTCGCTTCTGCAACGGTGTTAATACCACTGGCACCCATGTCCCTTGCTGCCGCCACACCCTGATTCTGCATTCTGCCCTGAATCCGTTGTGCTGAGTTATATAACTGGCGCTGCTCTTTTCCTGTTAATCTGCTGCGAACATCAGCACCAATTGCTGGATTACCTGCACCGCCGGTCATTCCTGTCATGAAATCGAGAGCAGAAGCATCTGCATTTGCGATCGCGTCGATATCCTTCTTCATGGCATAGTTTTGTGCTGATGCAGACGATGTTGCAGGCGCTGCGATTGAACTGGCAGGAACGCGAACCATATTCCCCTCGTTGTCGATGCCTTCGTAGAACGCATTAGCCCCAGCGCCATGAAGCTTCCCGCCTACCGTTACAGTTCTGCCATCTGATAACTGAACTGTACGCTCATCATTCCCAGCGGTTCCTCTTGTTGACGCTCGCTGCATTGCCAAATCCTGCCCGCGTCTCGCAGTAGAAGCAGATAAGTCCTGACCGCGCATCGTGATGTTCTGGCCTCGTGCTGTTAGCGCCTCGCCAGCCTGATTGCTGCGGATTGTCTCTGCCAGCCTGCCTCGGTCAATCTCACGACCTGCCATCTTGTCCTGAACATTGAAGTAATCAATCGGACCAAGAGCAGCCATTCCAAGGTGATCAACAAACTCACCAAATCCTGAAGGGTTCTGCTGATACATCTGAGCAACGCTGTTAGGGTCAACACCGACGCGAGTCAGTTCCTTGGCGTTGTTTTGCAGCCATGATTGCATTGCTTCTGGAGACGATGACGCAAGGCGTGCGCCAGCCGCTAAGGTGCCGATAGAATTACGCTGGTCTTCATCAATGAATCCCATGCCTTTACGAACGGATTCAATCTGGTCTGGATATTGAGTAGCCAACTGACGCAAAGCACCGCGATCACCAGACGCATAAGCATTAGCGTATGCCTGCTGAAAATCTTTCTGCCGCTGAGCCTGCTTTTCCTGCTGAAACAC